GAGTCGATGTTCCTTAGAGATGCGGGTCTTCCAACTTGGGGGGGCGATGACGCCCATACCACCCATTGAGACCGGAACGAACATATTTCTCGTGAAAGGGCGCGAGCGCCTGGCAGACGAACTCTTAACCAGACACTCGCGGGCAATTGCCGCCTTATTCAGCGACAAGAATTGCCCGAGTAGTGAAGCTTGCTTACCAGGCAGAGAACCTGCCAATAGGCGATTGACGTTCGCACAGAAGCCTTCAGCCGGGTTAGAGCCCATGTGAGCGGCCGCCAAGGCGGCAGCTTCGGGCTCCTCGTGATGCTGAGCAGCGAGCGCTTTCAGCCAAAACTCGTCACTCTCCGTATAATGGACCTCCGCCTTTTGGTCATCGGACTTCCCAAGCACCTTGTGCTGGCCAAAGAACAGGCCTACATTCAGGAAGTCGATCTGCCACGGCGATCGAGGCACCTCGCTGACTCCCTCCTCGGTCGTGCGGTATGTGACCCGCGGACCCGAGAGGTCGTAGTGACAGCTAGTGCTGTTGACATTGAGGTATACGGAGTGGTGATAAGCCTTTCCGACGCTCATCTTGAGCCCCACCTTCCCCGCGACACTGGTGTGCTTCTCCCATAAAGCAGGAGGTGCAGCATAAACCATGTCGTCCCCGTTCACAAGAACGTGAGCGAGTCTCTCCTCGTCAGACCAGCCGCGTTGAACGCCAGCCGTCACCTTGAGATATACGCCAAGGTTAGCAAGACAGAGGATAGGGAAAGATAGAATAGAGCCCATGAGCTGACCATTAGTCTGCACGCCTTTAGAAACGGGCGCACCCCACTTACCTCCCCGCCGTTGCGGGTAGAGAAGCTCGTGGGGGCCTAGTACGCGAAGCGCGTACTCGTAGGACCTCTGATCCAGATTACCCAAAAGAAAGCGCAAGATGCGCCCTGAGTATTTCCAGGAGAGGCCGTCCGTAGCGGCAGAATAGTCAACGGAAAACCATTCCCAAGAGTCCGAGGCCTTAGCAGCCAAATCAAGGACATCACAGGGGGAGAAAGGTCTTCCGATTAAGCGGAATGGAGGCATAGAGCGCATAGCGCCATGCAGAGCCTTCTGAATCGGTTTCATCGCGTAGTAGGGCAAAGACTCACCCTTT